ATGGCGGCCGCGCCGCGCAGCTCGAGGGAGCCCTCGAACACGCCGCGCCGCTTGACGTTGATCATCGGCCGGGCGCCGTGGCCCGGGCGGTCGATCTCGCGCTCCAGCGGATCGGTCTCGAACCGATAATTGCCGTTCAGCGCCTGGATGCCGTGCGTGCCGGGATCGAGGACAGTCGGAACGCCCGCGACAGCCTGGATCGCTGCGACGAGGCCCTTGAGGTCGGATTTCTGGAGGTCCATGGCCATGGCGAGTTACTCCTGGTGGTCGGGGCTGGGGGTGTCGGTGGTGACCGGAGCGAGCCGGCGGCGGGGGTTTCGCGGAGCCGGCTTCGCGTCGCGCGCCGACTCGGGGACGACCCCGTGCGGCGTGCGGACGTACGAACCGCCCTGCGTGGGCAGGTCCGGCGGCGGCGGCGCGGTGATGTAGCGCTTCTTGGTCATGGCGTCCTGATCCAGTAACGGACGGCGAACGACTCCATCCACCACACGGTGGCCTGGTCGTACGAGGCGAGCTGGCCGCCCTTGGCGTCCACCGCGGTGATCTGCGCGTAGCCGTCGGGCGTCCAGTTGACGAGACAGGTGCGCAGGGCCGTGATCAGCGCCTGCAGGTCGGTGGACTGCGCGGTGCCGCGCTGGTCCTGCCGGTAGTTCCGGGCAGCGATGACGACGCTGAACACGACGTCGACCGCCTGGACGTGCACGGAGCTGCCGCCCTGCTTGGCGCCGGCGACCTCCTTGGCCAGCAGCACGAACGCCGCCGGCGTCTGCGGGGACGGCATCTTGGCGGCCGCATCGAACTCGGCGGCGCCGGCCACGTCGCGGAAGCCGAGCTGCGCGGCCTTGATCCGCTCCATGACGGCGGTGATGTTGAAGGGGCCGACGAAGCTCACGGCGTGCCCCCGATGATCTCGTCGATGAAGCTGCTGACGACGTCGACCACTTCCTCCGCCCAGGCCTCGGGCAGGTCGGCGGAGCCGTTGCGGATGGGCAGGAACGCGCGCGCCGGGATCGGCCCCGGGGCCTTGCCGAAAACGCGGTTGTCCGGCCGGCCGAACTGGTGCGTCGCCGCCCGGTTCGACGCCGCCGGGCCCGGGCCGATGTCCACCGCCGCGCCGATGACGCGGTGGGTGATGGATCCGGCCATGATCCCGGAGTCGCGCAGGATCGCAGCCGCGCCCTTGCCGGTAGCGTTGCGGTCGCGGGAGCGGCGCGCGCGCAGCGCGAGGGTGACCGGCGAGTGCGGCGCCCAGGGATTGCCCCACGGGTCCGCCTGGTCGTCGAACGTCAGCGCCACGCGCTGGGAGACCGTGAAGCCGACCGCATCCAGCAGGTCGGTCGGCACCGCCAGCTTCGCCGCGGCCTGGCGCAGCGCGGCCAGCACCGACCGATCGTCGACCGTGAAGGCGACGCCGCTCACAGGATCGTCTCCAGCACGTCGTCGGTGAACACGACCGGCGGCGCCCGCACGGCGACCACGCTGGACGTGCCCTCGGGCACCAGCTCGCCGATGATCGCCTTGCCCGTGGACACGTCGCGCAGCCAGCGCATCGCGTCCTCGTAGGCCTGGCGGATGCGGTCGGTGGCGTGGTCGTCGTGGAGCAGGTAGCGGGCGATGGTGCAGCACACGCCCTGGATGGAGGCCGGGACCGGCGAGGCCGGGACGGTGTACCGAGCCGACAGGTAGGTGTCGATCGTCGCGCTGGCGTCCGTCAGGGCGCGGGCCACAATGTCCGCGTCCGGGCTGCCCGAAGGCGGCTCGGCGCGGTCAGCGACCTGCACCAGTTCGTGCGCCCCGTAGCGGTCGATCAAGTCCTGCAGGCTGGCGTACACCCGGTCACCCCTTGGCGCGCTTGCCGGGCTTCGCCTTGCCGGCCGGAGCCGGCGCCTGGGTAGTGATGGTCGCCGCGGGCTCGTCGACGACGTTGGCCGCCCCAACGGCGACCGCCTTGCCCGCGGCAACCAACTCGGAGCCGATGTGGTCGGGCAGGTCGACCTCGCAGCCAGGAGCCACCTGGACAGGGTCCAGGGGCTCGCCAGTCACCAGGGTTTCGAGCGCCCGGACGCGCATCAGCGGACCTGCACGCGCATCGACGCGTTCGGGCGGTAGGGCACCATCAGCGGCGCGGACTGCAGCAGCAGCCAGCGGACCGACGGATCCTTCTCCAGCCACGACTTGGAGAAGTAGCGGGTGGCCGCGAAGTTCGCCTCCTCGTCATGGATCATGCCGTAGGCGCGGGTGCCGAGCAGGCCCGGCATGTTCAGCAACAGCACGTCCATGTCGTTGAGCATGGTCGCGGCGCTGCCGTCGTCGGCGATGTACGGCTGGTTGTAGACCCAGAACTCGATGTTGCCGATGCGGCCCTGGTAGCGAGCCCAGTTGCCGCCGGTGCCGGTCGGGTTGAGGAAGTACTGGACCGAGCCATCCTGGCCCTTCTCGCGGTCCAGGTTGTTCTGGAACTTCGCGTCGGCGCGCAGCAGTTTCCACGCGCCCGGGGCCAGCACGACGTGGGTGACAGCGCCGCCGCCGCGGGTCGTGACGGTGTCGAACCAGGTCTCCAGGTTGTCCATCGGCGACACGCCCGACTCGCCCCAGCGGGCGGTGGTGAGCAGGGTCTGCGTCAGGTCAGCATGGCGACCGAAGTTGACCACGACCGAGGGGTAGCCCTCGCCGACGACCGTGATGCTGCCGTTGCGCAGCACCTGCGCCGCCATCCACTCCTCGCGGCGGGTCAGGGTGTCCAGCTGGTTGGCCAGGGCCAGTGCCACGTTGCGGTTCTGGCGCTCGGCCGGGCTCAGCTCGCCGCCGATGCGCTCGCCGACCATGCGGACCAGCGCGTCGCGGGGATTGAACTGGCGCTTGTCCTTGACGTACGCCGGCTTGAAGTTCTTGGCCGTGTAGCCCTCGTTGGCGATCGCCTTGCCCGCCTTGAGCGGCGAGACGAACGGCGCCAGGCGCGCGGCCTCGTCCTTGACGTGGAACTCGATGTACTCGGACGTGGACCGCTGCTCCTGCCGGAAGAAGGCATCCAGCAGGAAAGACTGCGGCCGGTCGAGGTTCTCGACGACCTGGTTCAGCACACTCGTATCGAAAATGTCCATGAATCAGGCCTCGGGGTTGGTGTAGAAGATGCCCAGGCTGCGCAGGCCATCGCGGGCCGACGCGGCGGTGTGCTGGTAGCCGAAGATCAGCGCGGCCAGGCGGAAGTTGCCGGCCTCGTAGACGATCGCCTCGGCATCGGCGGAGGTCGCGTCGACCGTCTGCGCGAGGATCGCGCGCGGGGTCTGCGAGCCGTCATCCTCGGTGGCGTCGCTCAGCACGAACTTGCCGCCGGTGGTGATCCGGCCCAGCACGGAGCCCGGAGCCAGGACGCCGGCGCCGCTGGCGATGGTGACCTTGCGCTCGATGCGGCCCAGGTCCGACTCGAACAGATCGACCGGGGCATAGGTGCCCTCGGTGGCGATGGAAGCGTGGGGGTTCATCGGTTACTTCTCCCGGGGGCGATTGACGAGGCCGGCCACGCCGGCGGCGAACTTCTGGGCTTCGGTGGCCGTGGCGGCGTCGCCCTCCGGGCCCGTGGCGGTCGCGGTGAACAGACCGTCCGGACGCTTGGTGTTGGCCTGCAGGTCCTTGGCGACCGCGGCGAACGTGTCGGCATCCAGGGCCATGTACGGCTTGGCCGCGTCGGCGCTGAACTCGCGGCCGATGGCCGTGAACAGGCTCTTGACCTCGACCTCGCGCGCGGCGGTGGCGGCGGCTGCGGCGGTCTGCTGCGCGGTCTCGGCCGCGGCCTTGAACTGGTCGCGCTCGGCGGTGGCGGTGGCCAGGGCCTGCTCCGCGGCCGCCTTGGCGGCGTTCGCGGCGTCCAGCTGCGACTGCAGCTCGGCGATCTTGGGATCCATTCGGGTTGACTCCTTGGTGGCAGAGAACACGGCCGCGGACGTACCGATGTCGGCGCCAGTGGGGGTGAAGGAAAGTTCGCGGATGACCGAGTCGCGGAAGATCGTGGCCGGGCCGTTCACGGTGTGGCCGTTGACGACGGTCGTGGATCCGGCCTGCAGCTCATCCACCCGACCCGGCTGGATGTGCACGCTCATCTCCCACGGGAAGCCGTCATCGGCATCGGCCGCGACCGCGGCGCCGTGGGTGTTGGGGAGCAGGTGGCCTTCGGCCAGGATGCGGTTGTCGGCGATGCTCAGCTTGCACACGCCGGCGCGCTGCGAGCGGTCGTGGTCAACCAGCACCGCGGTGCGGTCGGCGACCTTCGTGGTGGACAGGTCGAACACCACCGCGTTCCAGTAGCTGTGGCCGGTGACCACCTCGCCGCTGTAGGCCACGCCCGAAAACCGGCGCTTGCCCTCCACCTCGGCCTTGACTTCGGCGCTGGCAGGGGCGAAGAACCGGAATGCTTCGACCGGCGGAATACTGGTAGGCGTGCCATCCATGCGCGGCACGGTGCACGAGGTTGCGCGCCGTCCGTGAGTCAAAGCACGGCGCAGGGGCTACCGCTTGCGGGTCGCCATCCATTCGCCCAGGTCGGCCAGGCGCTGCTGGGCCTGGGCGCGGTCGTAGGCCCCGGCGGCGACGCACTCGGCGTCCGCCTTGCCGTGCTCGGTGATCCCGTAGAAGGCGGTCAGCTCGCCGGCCTCGGCGGCGCGCAGCAGCTCGCGCAGGGTGCCGACG